AGAAATCCGTCATATCAAGCTCAACCGTTATGGGAAACGGATTACCGCCCTCGACCCATTCGCTTACCCGGTCGAGATGTTTAAGTATTTTGTCCGAGCTGAATTGTCTTACGTTAATACTCATAATAACGTCAGTCGCTATCAAAGTAGAGTTTTTCTCCCGCTTTAATCCGTATCCCTTTGCCAAACGTCGGTGCGTCGTTAATCACCCTCTGCGGGGTAGTCTGGTCGAGCTTGAGGTATGCGTTTATCTCGGTAGATGTCATCCCGATTAGATCGAACTTTCCGGTTAGAGCGTTCAGTTTAATTTCCATTATGCGTAAGAAGCTATTAGATAGTTTGAGTAACTATCATAAGCAATCTCTCTCTTTGTGCAGTTCCCACCGACCCAGGTGAACTTCTGTAGCAACCACCCATTAGTACTTTCCGCTAAACCTCTGGGAGCGTAGGCGGCGTAGATACATTGATTCGACCCGTCATAGACCCAGCGAGCCTGCATATTAGTAGGTATCTCTGCAATCCTCGAAGCGGATAAATCGTGTTCGTAACTGTCTACCGCTATGGCATCTGGTCTTACTGCGCCTTCAAATTTCATACCAATCTCCTACGCTCTAAAGCGGTTCTTTCTTTCTCTAAATCGTCTATCCGTGAAGCCAGTTTGCACCACCGCCATAACCTATCACTTCTTTTTTCCCCGATACTCGTAGCCCCCAACTGCCTCTCAAGCTCGCTAATCTTACTCATCACATCCCCCATCCCGCCTTCCGGAACTTTGTTTTTAGCCCAAGTGTATACTTCGGTAAGCCTATTCTTCTGCGTTTCGTCAAGAGAGAATATGTCTACATTGAAGTAATCCGCTACCGATAAAGGCAACCCATTAAACGACATTATCCCGTCGCTGACCACTACCGCTGACGGGGTTTCTACTGCTACTACTGGTTGAGGGGCGGATTTTGCTAGGGGCATTTATTCTCCTGTTTGGTTATTACGCCATTGTTCAAAAGCCGCTTCTGGTAACATAGCTCCAGTTTTTGCTAAATTTCCACCTACTTGTGCCGCAGTTCTAATCCCATAACTTTGTAATTTCGGTATAGCTCCTAAAATAAGAGGGGAATAAGTTCCTTGTCCTGACATACCCAATGCCCCCATTCCGGCACTCCCTACTATAGCTGGGATAAGGTGTGGAAACCAACGATCAAAGTTACGGTATACGGTTTCTCCTGCTTTAAATGTTTCATATTCGTTTAATACTTTTCCAGCTTCGGGATATTGTGCTTTTCTTAACTTATTTAATTCTCCCCTAAAATTAACAGTTAATCTTTTAAACTTATCAGAATAAGCTATTACTTTTCCCTGTTCTTTAGATTTATATAACGGTTGTAATGCAGAGTCCATTTCACCCATAAGGGAATCAACCTTATTAAAAGACATAGTTCCTTTTTGTAAATCATTTTCCCACTTTAGTAATTTCCTAACTTCGCCTGGTTTTAATGAAGTAACTTGTTTTGTCCACTCCCCATCCTTGCTAATCATTCCTAAATCTTCGGCAATAGTCTTCATAGAAGATACATCAACCTTTTTGCTAGAATCGTCTATAAGAGGTTGAATTACTTTTTTATAGGAATCTTTTACTCTGATGCCCTCTTTTGCAATCCACCCTTTTTTAAGAAAATTGGGATTAGATAAAGCCTTATTCATACTTTCTTCTGGGACTTGAGAAAAAACACTCATTACTTTAGCTAAAATAGGTTTACCAAATTTATTCATTAACTGGGGTAATTGCGTTATCTTAGAGACACCACTAGCCAAAGCGTTAGTTCCAGCGGTTTCGGGCATTATGGGTGAAGCGCCTGACAAAAGACCTATTCCCGCAGAAATTGGTTCAGGAACTCCAATCGCTCGTGTAATATCTCCACGTTGTGCGGGTCTATTACCAGTGATAGTTGACATAACGTCTTGGGGTATTTCCTGCGGTCTGCCCCTTTGTAGAGCCAATGCAACGCTTGACGGAATCCCTTCTAATAACTCCAAAGCTCCACCAGCGGCTCTTAAAGATGTTCCTCGGATGTTGTCTAAACCGAGCTAAAGTGGCAGGGTCTTGCACCATAGACTTCATCATTGATGGTCTTTGAGCAATAAGGTTCTCGGTCTGTGCTTGTTTCTCACCCAAAAAACCAGTAAAACCTTGTGGTTCATTGGGTTGGTTAGAAAGTAAATCCTGACCTTCCAATAAATCAACAGGTTGGCTATCTTCTAATAAGTCTCTTGGCATATTATTTACCTAATCGTTTTAAAACTTCTTCTCTTGATAAGTTTCTTTTTTTCATCGTATACGCTATATCTGCTTCTGAATAATCAGCTTTTTTAGCACTATTTACCTTAGAAGAAAAACCCTCGTGCTTCTTATAGCCTCTTAATACATTTTCTACAGGAACTTTAGCTTGGTTTTCCGCTATATCTGCATAAGAGTCATAAATACTATTAAATGTATTACCGTATTCATCTGCTATAGTTTTAGCCGCATTCACAAGAGCTTTGCGGTCTGCGTTAACCAAACCAACACCACCCTGTTCAATCTTTTTAACTCCGCCTACAAACTGGTTTATTAAAGACTGACCTTGAGGTGTTCTAGCAAACTCACTTTCCCTAACAACAGAGGTGGGGTCAAGGATTTTGTTGTAAAGCATAACTAGAGCTTGATCTACTGCAATCTTACTATCTTTATCTCCCTTAAGTGCTCCACTTAAAACACTATCCATTGTTTTTACTTGGCGGTTTACTAAGTTATAATCTTTAACTAATGGTAAATCAGTGAACTCTTTTCTTAAATCAGTTCCTCTTTTATAAACATCTGCCGGAGAGTCTGAACCTATACGGATATTTTTACCCGTTGAACCTTTAAGAAAATTACCAAATCCTACTCCTCCAGAATCTTTTAAAGCATTTAATAAAATTGCACTTTGCTGTTGTGCTAATTCAGGAGAGTTTCTATAAAGATTACCCCCTGTTTGCATATATTGTCCAGGTGCGGGAGGATTACCCCTACTCAACTTATTAAACCTATCCGTAGGTATCCCAGACGGAAGATAGTTCAACTTCATCATAGCTAACTGCTGTTCTGCTAAAGCCTTCTTCTGTTCCTGTTCCAACTCCCGCCGTGAGTGATCCATCTGGAACTGTTGGTACTTCTGGGAATAATCTTGTTCTTGCCGTTTCAAATCCAGAGCTTCTTGCTTAGAAGCATACTCTGGGTCTGCTATCCCTGCTAACATACCTTTAAGTGAAAATCCCATTATAGACCTCCCATAAATCCCTGCATCCCACCACCACCCATACCACCTGATGCTCCACCAGCCGCCATTTTACCCCAGTCAGTATACTGTTTGTTCATATTGGTAGCGAAAGTAGCGTTAGTGTTATACATATTAGAGTAAGCACCAGCATAACTACCATAAGCGTTATTGTTAGCGTTAGCTACACCACCTGGTGTGTATCCACCAAGTTGATTACTAAAACCTGTCTGTGAGGCGTTATACACTGGTTGGCGACCCGTGATACTTAGACCAAGATTAGTATAGTAATCTTGCCAGTTCTTACTCTGCTCATTAAGCCCAGTTGACATATAATCAGCACCCGCTCCAGATAAAGCGTTTTCTCCCAACAAAGACTTCTGTGTGTCTAAATACTGATTTCTAGCCCAATCCGGCAACTGACCGTTCATACCTTCGCCAACCTTTGCCGTCAACTGGTTGGTTAATGCAGTTTCATTAGGATACATAGCGTCCTGCGCCGACTTTAATGCTTGTGCCATAGGTAAAGCGTATTGGCTGGTTAGATCAACATTCATAGCCGCTTCTTGAGGTGCGTACTGTTTCATTAACTCAAAAAGACGGGGATAATTGTTGATATAATCCGTCATCGAAGAAGTCGCTGTAGGAGCGGCTGGGGGTTCTGGATTCTCTATACTGGTCATCTTGTTCTCCTTATAAAAACTGCGTTATTCTGTAAACTCTCATTCCTCTGTCGTTCTCTTTAAGCCTTCTCTCAAAAGCAATAAATTTAACCCACTTAAACCGTGTCCAACCCTGGGCTATTAGTAACTTTAATACTTTACCTCGTTGATACTTGGGGTTTACCACCACGCTTTCCACAAAGGCTGTGTACCCCCTTATATTCCATATCACTACCCCAATAAACTCTCCGTTATTATCTTTGGGGTATAGGATTGTTCCTAGTTTAATATGTTTCTTGATATTATCACGTATCTGTTTATAACTTTCGTCGTAATATGGTTTGACGAAATCAACTATACGCTCACACGTGCTATCTCTATGAATGATGTCCCGTCCCATACCAGAGTTATGTTATCTCCCGCCGTAGCTGGTTGCCACGTAGCACTAAGTAAGAACGCCCCGCCGTCAAGTATAGCGGGGAAACTGGCTTGTCCGGCGATCAAAGTGAACTGCTGACCAATCCGTGCGTTGACGAATGTGGCGATTGAACAAACAGTGGAAGCCCAGACTTTGAATATCGTCCCAGTAGAAATGTCTGTAATAGAAGCGTTGGTTGCAATCGTCCTCAAGTTCCACATCGTTTGAGGATTTATCTTCCCCGAAGCGGACGCAAGGCTTGTAAGCCAGTTGCTATTATGAGTAGCGGAGTTCACCAGGAGATTGAGTTTATCTCCTGTTGCTAATTCTGTATTCCCGAATGTATATCCTGTAGTGTGACTCATTAAATTCTCCTTACCAATAAACTATAACTGCACCTTGAGTTCCAGCTCCACCAGGTGTTCCCGAACCTGCCCCATCTCCACTTGTCATATTAACTCCTTAAGATTTCATAATATAAGCGAGTGCGTAGTAAGGTTGTAAATACCCCGTCCCCGAACCTATCGCACCCGTATCACCTGTTACTGCTACTGCGCCATCTGATTTTGCTCTTAAATAACCCGCAGTATCATCTTTCCAAGATTTACTATTACCAGTACTCAACGCACTTATTAAATCACCTATTGGCGCACCCGTTCCACCAACAGTCCCAGAATATCTTTCTATTCCATGTGTATGCGCTCCACCTGTCAAACCTCCTGCGGCGTGAGTGTGGCTTGGTAAGTTAGCTTCGGCAATAGTAGTAGAACCACCTGTACCTGCAACCGCATAAGCCGACCCTGCGCCTACAATAAACTTATCTCGCAAATTAGGGGTCCCGCTTGTCCCGTCGCATAGCAACCACCCAGACGGGATTGAAACGATAGAACCCGACCAAAGCATAATCATACCCGCAACAAAACTTGTTGGGATATTAGCACTAGGAATTACTCCAGCCCCGCTTGGGATACTTGAAAGGTTGGTAAACTTTGCCCCGCTGACATCGTTTATCTTAACGTTGGTTACAGCGTTAGACGATATATCTGCGGCTACGATGTTTGCGAGAGTAGCATTATCCACCAAGTCGTGTAAGTCCGTATTGCTTACTTCTTCGTCTGCGTCGAAAGTTTTTCCTTTATATAAATTTGCCATTTTAATCCTATTCGTTAATGTATTCTTCTGGGAAAGTAACTATGCTATACCCGTATATAATTATGGGGTCTACGTTTAAATCAGAATTTACCATTTTAAGTTGTATTGTTCTCCACCTGCCGAACGACTCAAGGTGGAACTTCTGTCTTACAATATAGCTGTCAGCCAAAGTAAACGGCAAAGTTACAGGCAGGGTCGGAGCATTGGGAGAGTCTAAACTTACTGTCCCCAACGTCCTGAAATCACCACCGTCTATTGCTATCTGTATAGCCAGTGTGTCATCCGAACCCGCTACTTCTACCTCAATCTCTACTTCTCCGCCGATTTTGTATTTGAGCGGTTGCCCCATATCTTCTTCTCGGCATATAATAGTACCCGTGATAGCCACGTCGTTGTTGTCATACCCGCTAAAAGCCCTATATACCGAACCGTCATTAGAGTCTATGTAGTAAAGTCTTTCTTCTCCGCTGAATTTAACCGTCCCCCACGCACCCACGTTCCACCCTTCAATCACTGTCCACGACTGGGATGACGGGTAGAATACCCAAACTTGGTTGTTGTAAGTAGACGAATCTACAGGTAGTGCTAATAAGTATTTGTTATCAAAGTAAATCGCACAGGCTTTGCTTATCGAGTTCCAACTTATCCTCTCAAACTCCGCTTTTAAGTTAAACGACAACGGGAAAGACTGCCCCATCTGTAACTTGTCCTGTTGCGTCCTAAATACACCCCTAACCCCGTCAGAAGATAAGAACAACACATCATCAGCAACCTGAACCGCTGTTTTATTAGCCACACAGCCTATATCAAGTATCTTTTCGGGCTTGTCAGTAGCCACAGGTGTAACTGAAGGGTTGATTCCATACACAGCGTCAGCCCCTAGTGCCAATAAACCTGTATCTCTGACACCGATCAACGCTCTTTCCTCACCTACGGTCATATTAAATGCGTTTGTAGCCCTATCCCAACCAGCGGCGTAGGTAGCGGGTAACGCACCTGACCAGTTCAAGACGTTGGCTTTTAAAGTCCAAACACGGTTGCGGAAGAAAGCCATTACTTTGGTCAACGGCGGTGTAGTATTTGAATCACCGCAATCGTTAAATGCGTGGGCGGAAGTCATCTCCCAAACGTGGTCTGTGCCGTTTGAAATCAAAACCACATCTCCCACTCCACCAGAACAGGTGGCTTTAATCATTGTGGTCTGTAAGTCTGTGGTGAAATTGGTCTTGTGAGCCGGAGAGGTAAACGCCGCACCGTCAGTAGTCCCAGATAATGAAGTACCGTGAGTAACTAACAACTCGTTTGTCCCACCACGAGGTTCGTACCCAAACGCCCCAGTCCCTGCGTTGTTACCTAAATCTTCTACTAAAACCGTTCCTGAAATCTTGCGGGTCTCACCCATAACACTAATATCCCAGTTCTCCAAAGTCTCAACCTGGGTATCTAGTATCTTGCTTGCGTGCTGGCGGGTATTCGTACCACCGCTGAAGTCTCGGCGGATAACAAATAACTGCGTGTCGTCGCTAGCCCGAAGATTGGATATTTGTCTGCCTTTATAAATAGACATTATACTGTGTCATCCCGATTAAAAATCTCTGGTTTAAATTGATGAATCATATTAGGTTGGTTCTCTTTGTCAAATATATATTCCTGTAACTGCTGATTAAAAAGTATCTCCATAGTCTGCGCCTTAGTGAACTGCCTCTTATACCTCCACGCATCCGCCATTGACCCTATCTCAATCAGATCACCCACGTCTATCACGGGGTAGTCGTAGTCTTGAGATAATGGTAACGGAGATATAACGTAAGGCATTGAGATAGTGTATACCGAAGAAGGGATGTAGTGAAGAAGTGCTAACTTATACCTTGTCTCCAGGGTTTCCCCAGGGATTACAGCGTTAGTTACCGCCGCAGTATTTGAGGTTATTGTAATAAACCCAGCGGTTGCCGCACTCTTTGAGATACCTTTAATCCTTGTATAAGGAGTATCTTTATTAGTGAAAGCTGGAGTCTTACCTGTGAGTGTTACTGATTCGTAACTCTCTGCTCCGCCGGATATACCTCGGACAAATATTGTCTGCGTAGTATCTGCCGCTTCCGAAGAAACTATCGTCAACCTCGAAGCCGCTGTTGGTTGTGCTTTAACGCAATCTTCGATTATGGCGTATCTTTGGACAGTCCCAGAATCATCTAGGTCTTGGTAGTTTCTAATCAACTCATCAAGCGTAGTCCTGTTTAATACCGTGTCGTTAGTGGTATCAGCACAGCTTATCTCTTTACCAAAGTCGTCTGGGAGAGCATACCTCTGCGTTCCGGCTACTGTGTCGAATGTATACCCGTAATTGATGTTCTGCCAGTTGACAGCACGGAGTACCTGGAAGTATCTGCGGTTGATAATCTTGCCTAAAATAGTAGCAAAAGCGGTAGACGTATCTATGATCTCCGCACCGACGTTCCCTTTAATCACTGAAAAACTTTTATTCATCTCAATCCCTCGAATATTGGTAAAGTACACCCATTGAATTTCTCGTTAAATCGTTTTCTCCCCACCTCGTATGCTTCTATATGCCCTGGTTCGTCGTATAACGTTGACCCCTGTTTGTGGTCTACTATGCAATTAAAGTTTCCATACATCGTGTACCCCGCAAGATACGTCCTCATCACAAAGTCCGTATCTGCCCAAACCATATAGTATTCTTCGTCGAAGTAACCTATCTCTTTGAATAAACTTTGTCTTACCATCACCAGGGAGAACCATATCCACTCCCTGATTAAATCTTCTTTGACGTGGTTGTGCTGTGAAGTCCCTAACGTAGCTATCCCGCAATCGGGTTTCTTCTCAAAAGTGTCTCTAAGGCAATCCAACCAGCCAGGACTAACAAAAACATCATTCGTAAGCTGACACACAAAATCACCGCTAGCGCACTTGAGACCTCGGTTAAGACTTCTGTGAATATCACTCCTGTCTTTTTCAAAGATGTAGACATCTGCGTAGTCCTTTAGGTAATCAGTCCCTGTCTCAACTATCACAAGTTCGTACGGCAACTTGGTGTTCGCCCTGGCGAGTTCAAGGCACTTTATAGTCATATCCAAATGTTTCTCTGTCTTGATAAACGCCGGAACGACTACACTAATTTCCAAGTATTCTCCGCTTTAATTTAATCGAGGTCATAGCTTGTATATCTTCCACGTCCCCGAACTTACCTAACATCATTGAGATATATGACGGGTTTGTATAGTAAGTCATAAACGCTTTGTCTCTAAAACTTAATACTTCTTGCGACATCAGAGAGTTTGTTCGTAATGGATTGCAGTCATATCCTTGTTGTGCATACCCCGACCAATTATTAGGAACTTCCCAACCCTTGCTTACTGCGTTCTGGTAAACCTTAGTCCCAGGATACGCCATCATACAGTTGAAGTTTGAACACTCCCCTTGTATATCCATAGCCAGGTTGAATGTCTGCTCCATAGTCTCCTGGGTATCATCCTCAAACCCGAACATATAGTTAGGGCAGATATTAACTCCGCAATCCCTAACCATACCGCAAATATCTATTATCTTCTCGTTACTTATTGCCCCTTTTAATTCTTTCTTCCGTATTTCTTCGTTACCTGACTCTACCCCTATACCTATCCAACGTATACCCGCTTTCCTCATCTTCTTGAGTATGTCAGGAGAGCAAGTGTCAAGTCGGGCAAAACACCACATATTTAAGTCAGGGACACCAATTTCTATGATCTTATCGCAAATATCTGCTACACGAACTTTGTTGAGAAGGAACAGTTCATCTATAATCTTTATGTTTCTAATCCCGCAATCTATTTGTGACTTTAAATCTTTTATTATTGAATCAACGCTTCGTAACCTGTGTTTTGTCCCGTAGTAGTTCTTGATCACGCAGAAACTACACTGGAACGGGCAACTAAGAGAAGTGAATAAAACTCCATACGGACTTCTGTCAAACCCACCCCAAGCGTGCCAGTTGTGGCAACGATACTTTTCTACGGGCATTGACTTCCAGTCGGGGATTAAATCTATGTCAAAATCAGGGAGTTTAGTCCAGCACTTCGTATAAGACTTCTGACCCATATCAAACATCTGGTCTTTAACGCCTTCTCTACCCTGCATAAATCCCGAAGGGTGATTGCCGAATGGGAAGAACTCTACGTAATCTATATTTAACGGTTCAATATCTCCGTTTACTTCCTGATCTAACTCAAATACTATATTCCCATTTTTCTTTAACTGGGCTGACCTCATCATCAGCCAAAGTGGGGCTTCAATAGCCATAAACCTATCAGCTAACTGTTGGTATCCCACTTTACGATTATTCGGTCTTATTAAGGCGTAAGAAGCCACTACATCTCCCTGTTTAACCAGACTTTAGGTGCGTTCTTAGTTATCTCTAATTCTTCATACCGAAACTTCTGTTTTCCTATCAACCTGGCATACTCGATAATATCTCTCAATATTATTCGTATTGATCTAACATCTCTATAACCTAACAACTTAACTGACTTATCCACAGTGCAATAAGCGTGTTTTGCTTCGCACGGGCGGTCAGGTGCGTGAATTGGTTTAATTTTAGTACCGAACTCCTCTAAAAGTATTCCAGCTACTTCGTTCAACTCTAACGATTTCTCTGCTCCGATATTGATTATCTGCTTACTAACCTTAGAGTCAAACCCAGCTAATACACAAGGTTCGACTATATCTAACACGTGGCTGAACGCCCTGGTCTGCTTCCCATCACCGTAAATAAAGAACGGTTTGTTGTTCATCAGGCAGTTTACCCAAATACCTAATACACCTCGGTATGCGTCGTCTAGCCTCATCCTAGCCCCGGAGATGTTGTGTGGGACTAAGATGTTGTAATCTAACCCCGTAGCCTCGCTTATAGCCTCTAACGACACCTCTGCCGCCACCTTTGCCGCCCCGTATACGTCACAAGCGTCTCTGGGCATATCCTCACTGAATGGGGGGATGTTTCTTCTCCCATACCTCGCCATTGAACTGAAGTGGACTACCCTTTTAACGTCGTGATT